GGTCTGCGCCGGATACCCGGTACAGTTAGCCAAGTTACCGCTGCTAGGCGTACCCAACGCACCACCATTCACCACCGCAGCGCCGGCTGACCCGACATTGACCGCAAGCGCCGTAGCGACTCCGGTGCCGAGTCCAGATACCCCAGTGGATACCGGCAACCCGGTACAGTTCGTCAGCATTCCGCTTGTCGGCGTACCGAGCAACGGAGTCACCAGAGTCGGTGATGTAGCGAACACCAACGCACCGCTACCAGTTTCGCCGGTAACAGCCGCCGCCAAGTTAGCCGAAGACGGAGTAGCGAGGAACGTACCCACACCGCTACCAAGACCGCTCGACTTGACATTATCTGCGTCTGCCGTGGCGATATTGTTGAACTCGGTGTCAATCTCGGAACCCTTGACCTTCTTCGCCGGGTTTCCGGTAATGAGCGAGTCTTTGGCTAGGAAGTCGGTAGTTTTGGTGTATGTAGCCACAATATCTCCTTACAGACGGCCATTCTTGGTCAACAGATCAATCTTCTGAATCGAAAACGAGGAATCGTTCAAGTCGGTTTCCATGCCAAACTGAAGCACTTGACCTTGGGACATGCCGTTCGCTGACAACACGTTAACATCGACGGAACCCGCGTACTCGGCGGTGCTATTGTATTCCGAAACGCCGTACTCCGCAGCGAGCGATGTGCTTGCTATCGTTACGTTTTCGGAGAAGTAAGTGCTTACGAAGTCATACGCCCACTTGATCGCAACCGTCTGCGCGCTGCCACCGATACAGGTCACTCTGACCTTCTTCAGAATCGACTTCCTGAGCGGATCACCGAAGTCAATCCAAGTGGTGTAATACGTCATCCGGTAAGTGGAGGTATCGTCCAGATAGCCGGCGTACTCACCGATATACCCGGCCTTTCCCATGAAGAACCGGCGGCCTTTAGTCTCGTAGAACGACTTGGAGGTAGTTCCAGGCCACTTGGTAGTCCTAGCCGAACCGTCCTGAAGCATCTGCCGAGTGTCGAAGCAGTAAGTGATGTTGCTTGCCGGCATGGTCAGGAGGTACAGGCTCTGAACCGCCGAGTACCCCGACTTGATGTTCGCCAGAGTCTCAGCCGTGATGTACCCCATCAGGTCATCATGGACGTTCTTGCTGACTTGACGGATCGGAGCCGACTTCTCCTGAATCGTTCGCATCAGGGAACGGACGCCGGTATCCGACAGGAACCATACGTCCTCGCCTATGTTCTGCACCGAGTCACGGGCGATACAGCCGATGCCTACAATGGAATCCCTGAGCCGCATTGTTGCCGGAACGTCAGCGCCTTCATAGATCAGGATTTGGTGCCGACCGAAGATGAACAGGAAACTGTTATGTGCCGCCAGAGCAACAATCTCGTCCCCACCATCCGGCCAGATTTGACGCAGATCAAGCGAACCGCTCGTCCCGCCCGTCCAGATATGCGGGGTCAGGAGGTCGCTCCAGACCACGGTACTCTTGTCGGATGCGGTAGATGCCGCCCAAACCCGTCCGTAAGCCGAGATTGCCGTGTTGCACTGATACACCGTCCCTGCGGTTCCAGCCTTCTCGTTGAGCCTGCGGAACGTAGTGGCAGAGATAGCCGGATCGTAGATCAGCGGGTCGTAGCCTTCCTGCCAGAACATCGCCACACCGTTCAGGAAGCAGAACTGCCAATTGCTTGCCGAGATGGTCGGAGCAACGCCACCACCGCCGTAGGTCAGCGTGGTCAGCGTGGTTCCTCCGAGTTTGAACAGGTACGCACCGCCGGCTGCTACCGTAGTCGCCGTGCCGTCCGTCTGCACCAGTTCGCCAATGCAACTGACGTTCGACGTTGAGAGTTCCGTGTTTGCGGCATGCGCCTTATCCCATCCCTTACGCGCAGCTACCCGGCCCGACTTGTCGATGATGCAGTTGTTCGCTTCGAGCGCGAAGTTGGCCGCAAGGTCAACCGGCGAGTCCTGAAGGTTCAGCCCTGCGAATCCAGGCGCTGAGATAGAGAAGGTGGTAACTGGCTGGCTCATACGGCGACGAACGAATCGTACTCAGTGAATCGCTCTTTCTCAAGCGATATGTAATCAGCCAAGATCGACTTAAACAGCCCATACGCCTCGCTGGAAGCCAGCCCGCCATCTTCCCCTCGCTCTGCCAATGCACGGGCATACGCGCCCATTACAACCGGCTCAGATGGTATCGTGATGATGTCGGCGTCTGCGGTGAGATTCACTTGCGGTATGGTCATGTTGAACTGCAAGGAATACGCACCGTCAGGCGTCGGATACACCTCGACACGCGAATCCGTACCGTTGGTTCCGTTCCATGCGTAATACACCGGCTGACCGGACTGCACCGTGGAGAGTTGTTGCTGATTGACAATCCACTGAATCGGCACGTTCCGCAGCGTTGCTTGGTTCGATGAGTCATTCACCGTGATGTCGCGCTGACGTATGCCTGAGCCGGTAAGTGTGTAGGTCGTGGTGCCGGCTACGGTGGTGAGTGTGAGGGTCTGGGAGAGTGCGTCCCAGTTCCATGCGTCCTCGCACTGGCGGCGAGAATCGTTGCAAAATTTGCCTATTAGTTGGCTATAAGTCGACTCTGCAACAGAGGAAACTTGGTTTTCGCGGAGTCGGATGAGTACGTCGTTCACCATTTGCAAGTACGTCATACAAACTCCTTTTGTTCTTTACGAGTTGCCCACCACTGCTTTACTGCAACAGATACTCTCTGTTTTTCTTCATCAGAAACAATGCGCCCCTTTTTTGACGCAGAAATTTTCAACTTTGTTTCTTCTGAGTGCTTCTTACCAATACGACTAATGGAAATTTTACGGCACGTTTCATCAGTCCAAACTCTATTTTTAGCACGTTCGCTAACTTTCTTCCGCTGCTCATCAGACAAGTTTTGTTTAAATGGCGCTCTTTTTGGCTGAGATTTCCTTATTTCTGATAACTTTTTACGGACTTCAAGGCTAAGTGACTTACCTATTTTTGCTTGCCGTTGCTTTTCTCGCGTTTCATCTGATGGATTAAAACTTCCTCCGCGCCCACCGCCAATTAGATTGCTCAACTTTATGTCTGTTTGAGATTGCACTGATTGAATCAAAACCCTCTCGAAATTGTACGCTTCTTCTTCAGAAAGACTTGATGCGACAATTTGGCAATCAAAACCATTTGTCTTTTGCACTATATTTTTCCAATATGAGTTTCTTTTTGACTTACTTTTATACCTGTTCCCGCTACCCTTACCGATATAGAAAACGCTGCCAGTGTCTTTCCTCATATGACAATACACATAATGTATATTTGTGTTGGTCATACTGAGCCATGTTGCCATTACTGTTCCTCCTGATCTACAGCTTGTCCTGCCGAGATAGCAACCACTTTGGCTGCAAGTTGACGCATTGGGTCGTTAGCAGGAGCAGCCAACAGTTTTGCATACTCATCTGGGTCTGTCATCCTGCGAGCAAGTTCTTTTGCCACAGGACTATTCGCATCGCCCAAGGCTTTCTTGAGAGCATAGTTAATCGCACTAATCGGGCGAGACAGCACGTTAGGCAATTGAGGAACCTCTCCAGCAGTCAATGTAGCTGTTGAAGAACTCTTTACGCCCTTTGCAATCTCTTTGGCTTCTTCAAGCCTTCCTTCATGCGCCCTAACTGATGCCATGCGATCACTGTAAGGCTTGACGTATCCACGGCTCCACATATTGTTTCCAACTACGGAGTCGATAGCGGCATCAATCTCAAGCTGAATGTCTCGCTCCAGTTTCGCCCCAAGTTTCTTATCCCAAGTTCCAGTTTCCTTCGACATGTCCTTGATGGACTTGTAGAGGTTTTTCCTGAGCGAGTAGATGTCCCGCGCATCAACGATATTTGGCGAAGACTGCTTCATATCGTCAATCTTTTGGCGCAGAATTGGCAGAACCCTCTTGACCATTTCAGCTTCACGATCACCTGGAGTCTGCATCATCGTGTCAATCTTTTGAAGTATCGGAGTTGTGTCGATTCCAGTACGATTTGCCCTGCGGAGTATCGAAGTACGAACAGGAGCAAGAGCGCTCTCAACGCCTTCCCTGTAGGTCTGTATAGCAGCCTGCTGCGCCCTCATTGCAGTAGGAATGATGTCTTCAGCACCAACCGCTCCAGACAGAGTTTTTTGCATACGGATAGTTGCCCCACCAGTCTGTGATGCCTTACCGATGTTTTGTTCTGCAATCGCCTCTGCAACAGTTGGTTTGACGCCGGGAACGTATTGCGATCTGTTTGCCAGAGCAGACTCAATGAACTGCTTATCTGCTTTTGCAAGACTACGGGCTGCATCACCAGCGAGGTCTTCAATGGCACCTTTGTTCCCCATTGCTGCCTGAATGGTGTTCTTCAGGTTTTCTATGCCACCACCAAGTTTCGACAAGGCAGTAGTTGCTACAGGTATTCCTCCACCAAGAAGACCTGAAATTGCGGCAGTCTTACCACGGGCTTCCATTGGGTTCGTTGTGTCTTCAGTAGCAGACAACCCGCCATAGGCAGAACCAAGTCCAGCGCCTGCTAGAACGCGCTTACCAAGTCCTTCCT